TACTCCTAGCCGTGGTGCTGATAAGTTTACGAGAATGCACGCTTGTGCGCCTGTGTTTGAGAGTGGCATGGTATGGTTTCCTGAGACTAACTTTGCTGATTTAGTTATGGAAGAATGTGCCGCTTTTCCAAATGGTGAACATGATGACTTGGCGGATTCGATGACACAGGCTATACTACGTTTTAGACAGGGTGGTTTTATTACGACTCCAAGTGATTATGACGATGAAGACGAGGCGGCGTTTTACCGTCAGAAACGCGAATACTATTAGGAGACTATCATGGCTGATGAAGATGTTAAAAGAGCACTAATGGAGGCTCTTGGTATGGGCCAACGCCCACGCTCCCGTCCAGAAGGTATGGGCAGTCGCATACCACCTGTAGGTAGAGGTATGGGCGAATCTGGAAAGACTATCTCAGATGCTGACAAGCTGAAGATGATGATGATGCAGAAGCGCAAAGGCATGGATGAGATGCCTGATATGTCTCCTGAACAAATGAAAATGCTTGAGCAAATGATGAAGCAACAGCAAGGCGTAAGAGATAAAGCTGAACGCAAAGCCTTTCCACCAGCATCTATGATGAACCGTGGCGGCGAAGTTAAACGCAAAAAGAAACCTAAGATGGGCGCAGTAATGAAGGGCCGTGGCGGCTCATATAAAGGAATTAAATAATGGCTAAAATGAAAAGAAACCAAGACGATTTAGACCAGATGAAAGAAATCTTCTCAATGGAAGGTATGCAAATTTCTGATAAAGTAAAAAAAGACATTAGTGATCTTTTGGAAAAAGAACTTGGAAAAGGTAAAGGTAAACCTCGCGCTTTTAACAATGGTGGTGCCGTCATGTCTGGCCGTGGCCCAAAATTTAAAGGAATAAAATAATGCCAAATACACCAAAGAAATTTAAAGGCTTTTCTAAGCTGCCAGAAGCGGTTCAGCAAAAGATGAATCCAGAAGCTGCTGTTAAATACATGGAAGGTGGCGCTGTTAAACCTATGGGAAGCCACAAGATGCCAGACGGTTCAATGATGTCAGATAACGATCCATCTATGGGAAGTTACGAACATGGCGGTCAGGTTTCAAACTCTGGTAAGTCCCGTGGTGGCGGTGCAGCACTCAGTGGCACTAAGTTTACTGGGGTGAAGTGATGCCCAAAGTAACCATAGACATTCATCTACCTTATGATGAGATGCCAGAATACGAGATTCCTGAAGACGAGGTTTTAATCGTTGAGGATGTCGATGAAGAGGAAGAATCAAACGAAATCGTTATTACCTGCCCCACTTGTGGACAAGTAATTTCTGAAGATGTTGAAGAATATTAAGTTGTTGTGCTATACCAACACTACAACAGGAGGTTTAGATGGCAGTTGAACGTGGATTAGGTTCAGGAGGGTTGCCTGAAGAACTCATGATTCCAGAAGAGGAAATGCTTCAAAACGTGGTTGATTTACCATTACAGCCCGGAGTTACCGAGTTTGATGATGGCAGCGCGGTTATTGGAGAATATGATGAGGGCCAAGAGCCTGTTCCTCAAGTGCCTTTTGATGGCAATTTAGCAGAGGTTATTGATGAGTCTGAGCTTGGTCGAATTGCGTCTGATTTAGTTGGTTCGATTGAAGATGACTTGTCTTCTCGTCAGGATTGGGAAGACACCTATAAGACTGGGTTAGGGTTTCTTGGTATGAAGACTGAGGAGCGCAGCGAGCCTTTTGAGGGTTCTTCTGGTGTTGTTCACCCATTGCTGGCTGAAAGCGTTACGCAGTTTCAAGCGCAGGCTTATCGTGAGTTATTGCCTGCAACTGGTCCTGTTCGTACTGCTGTTGTTGGCGCACAGAATGAAATTATTGTTAAGCAGTCTGAGCGCGTCAAAGACTACATGAATTATATGATTACATATGAGATGGAAGAGTATGATCCTGAGTTGGATCAGATGCTGTTTTATCTTCCTGTAATTGGCTCGACTTTCAAGAAGGTTTACTTTGACCCGCTCAAAGGGCGTGCGGTCAGTAGGTTTATTCATGCGGAAGATATGATTGTGCCTTATGGCGCTAGTGATTTGTTATCATCTCCAAGGATTACGCATCGTATTGCGATGGATTCTAACGAGATTCGCAAATTGCAGCTTGCGGGATTTTATCGTGATGTTGATTTGCCAGACTACTCTGAGGGTGACACATCAGGAATGGATGAAATTGAAGAGTCTATTGATGATGTTCAGGGCATTCATCCTAGCGGCTCATCTGAAGAGTTAACGCTTTACGAAGTGCATGCGGCTTTAGATATTGAAGGTTTTGAGGATATGGGCGTAGATGGTGAGCCTACTGGCTTACGTTTACCCTATATCGTGACTGTGATTGCTGACAGCAATGAAGTTTTGTCGGTAAGGCGCAATTATCAAGAAATTGACCCTATGAAGCGTGCGAAGCAATACTTCGTGCATTACAAGTTTTTGCCGGGTCTGGGTTTTTATGGCTTGGGGCTAACGCACATGATTGGCGGTTTGGCACAGGCTTCAACATCTATTTTGCGTCAATTGATTGATGCAGGCACGCTCTCCAACTTACCAGCAGGCTTTAAAGCCCGTGGCGCTCGTATTCGTGAAGAAGATACTCCCCTTCAACCGGGCGAGTTCCGCGATATTGATGTGGTTGGAGGCACCCTGCAAGGCTCGTTGATGCCCCTCCCGTTCAAGGAGCCTTCAGGGACGCTTTATAACCTTCTAGGAACGCTTGTAGACGCTGGACGTAGGTTCGCATCTATGGCTGACATGAAGGTTGGTGAGATGAGCGGTGACACGCCTGTTGGCACCACTATGGCTATTATGGAACGCGGCACAAAGGTTATGTCTGCGATACACAAGCGGCTGCATTATTCTCAGAAGATTGAGTTTAAGTTGCTTTCCAAGATATTCTCTGAAACCATTCAGGCTTATCCTTACGCTGCTGATATGCAAATGGGTCCAGAAATCTTTGTGCAAGACTTTGCACCTCAGATTGATGTTTTACCTGTTTCAGACCCAAACATCTTTTCCATGTCTCAAAGGATTGCCTTAGCTCAAACTGAGTTGCAATTGGTTCAATCCAATCCGCAAATTCATGGTGGGCCGCAAGGTTTGTATCAAGCGTATCGTAAAATGTATGAGGCGTTAGGCGTTAATAACATTGATGCTATCCTGCCTCCACCTCCTCCACCTCCTCCTCCAGCTAATCCTGCGAAGGAGAACCAGAATGCGTTGATGGGCGCTCCATTGCAGGCGTTCCCAGAGCAAGAGCATCAGGCGCACATAGAAACGCACATGGCTGTAATGTCTACGCCTGCTATGGGGCTTAATCCGCAGGCTATCATGGCTTTGCAGGGTCATATTCAAGAGCACATTGGGTTAATGGGAGAGGCACAGGCGCAACAGGAGATTATGTCTCAGATACCGCCAGAGCAAATGCAGATGATGCAGCAACAAGCTCAGATGACGCCTCCACAGCCCGGTCAGCCTCCTGCTGATCCTATGATGCAGTTTAAGCCGCAGATAGATGCGCGTGCTGCTGAGATCATTTCTGAAATGACAGAGCAACTAGCGCAAGCTGTAGCTCCACCACCACAATCCGATCCACTTGTAGATATTCGAAATCAGGAGCTTCAATTAAAAGCTGCTGACTTACAGCGTAAGCAAACTGAATTTGAAGCGAAGCAGGAGCTTGACCGTGAGAAAGAGCGTAATGACGTTCTGACTGCGCAACAGCGGATTGACGTTTCAGAAGCGGCGTTAGCCGACAAAACTAGAATTGCAGAAGATCGTATTCAAACACAGCGAGATATTGCGGCTCTAAATTCTAACAAAAAAGGATAATGAAATGGGATCAGTAAGAGATAAGATGGTTGAACAAATTCGTGCAGCAAAGCGTGGGACTGTTGCAGTAGAAGTAGTTGTTGAAGAAGTGAGGGCGAGGAATGAAAATGGACACTTTGTTGCAGATGACCCAGCCACTCCCGAAAACGAAGCGTGGACTAAAAAACCAAAATCCAAAAAGAAAAAAACAAACTCCAAAAAATCTAACTAGGTTTAGCAAAATAGCCAGACCCCAGAGATTCCAAGGTATTTTGTGATTTTCTGGTATTTGTACTTGTAATTCCCGTATAGTTTTATACTATATGTGGTATGGATGCACTACACTTAGCAGAATATCTATATAAGAGCATTCGTGAGCGCGATGCCCGTCTAAAAGACAGGCTTGCGGACGGTTCGATACAAACC